CCAAGATTGACTGATTCGATACTACGTAACCGCACGGTATATTCCCAACTCAGAGAGGCTTCAAACATATTGCAAATCCGCAATGATGAGCGAATCGATGCAACGACTGGTTTATTAGTGAGAAGTGTTAGTTCAGTCAGTATAGAGGCTACTTGGAGCAGTTCCACTAAGATAAGGCTAAGTCTGTATGCAAGTGCCGATCCATATCTGACTTATTATGATGATGTAACTAAGATGGGAGTTATGACGCTCACCACTGATCAGTTGGTTGGTAAGACCAGAATTTCAATTCCTACACCTTCTTCTGGTATATACCGTATACGTATGACTCCTACAGGTGTAGCAGGGTCTGACGCAGCAAAGGTAGATGCTAATATGGCTATACTAGTGGACGCACCCAGATGGTATGCCAATGTTGATGCCCCAAACTTAGCGGATAATGTTAACGCTGAAACACAGGCAGTTGTGACAGCAGGTAAGTGGACAGGTGATAGAACTTTCGTAGCAGATAACATTGATTACTCCACTACACCTATAAGGGTATGTGGTGGAGAGACGCTGCTTGTAAGGCATACAGGTAATCTTAATCTAGTAAGGATATTTAATGCACCTATTGGTACTGGTCAAGGTAGCATAGTAGCAAATATTACAGGCTTACCTGCACTTCCTGGTACGGACTATAGGATGCTACGTATACCTGCTGGTATCAGAGCTTCTGCTATGTCTATCATAATAGCCAGTCAGTCTCATCCTACATTCGACCCAAATGACCCAGTAGAGATATATAGACTAAGCCCTAGTCATACTGGTAACTTAGCACAAGTACTTAAAAATCTAGTATTAGACTATGAGGTATCTCCATAATGAGACACTATACGCATTTCCCAGAAGGTGCCGAGGAAGATGAAAAGTCCCTCACATCGTGGGAGAAAGCCCCGAAGCTTACTGATCTGAAGGCGGACTACACTGCAGCCTACTCAGAGCATACCTTACATACATCTAAGGTAAGAAAGTGGTTGGATAATCTAAATATTACTGGATCAGCTAAACGTAAGAAATGTGCTAATAGCTCATCCGTACAACCTATGCTTATCCGTAAGCAAGCTGAGTGGCGGTATGCAGCTCTTAGTGAACCGTTCTTAAGTAACAATAATATCTTTGATGTTAAGCCTGTTACGTTTGAGGATAAGGCTGCTGCTGAGCAGAACTCTTTAGTACTAAACAACCAGTTTAACACTGCTATCAATAAGGTATCGTTTATTGACCGATATGTACGTACAGCGGTAGATGAAGGTACAGCTATTATACGTGTAGCTTGGGAAAGCAGAGAAGAGGTTGTGGAGAAAGAGTACCCTATATTCAGCTTCCAACAAGCCTATGACCCAGCCGTAGTTGAAGGGTATATGCAACAGTTACAAGATGAGGTGTTCACTACTCAGAATCCTGAAGAGGCTGAAGCTTACCAACAAGCTTTGATTATGACTCAACAGAATGGTGTACCGATAGAAGCTGTACCGAGTGGTGTAGCTACTAGGCAGGTGAGCAAGCTTGTAGTTAATAGACCTACTTTAGATATTTGTGAGTATGATAGAGTTACGATTGACCCAACCTGTAGAGGTAACTTAGATGATGCCTCCTTTATTATATATCGCTATGATAGTTCGATAGCTGAACTTAAGAAGACGGGTAAATTCAAGAACCTCGATGCGGTTGTTCCAGGTGAGTCTCCTTTGGGAGCTGCCGATGAAGATGTAGAAGTAACCTCATTTAAGTTCAACGATGAGCCACGTAAGAAAGTAACAGTGTATGAGTATTGGGGTTATTGGGATATTCACGGTACAGGTACTGTAGAGCCTATAGTTGCTTCTTGGATTGGTAATACACTTATTCAGATGGAAGAGAATCCTTACCCAGATGGGAAGCTACCTTTTGTATTGGTTCATTACCTACCTGTACGTAATTCTATATATGGTGAACCTGATGGAGCATTGCTTAAGGACAATCAAGACATCATAGGTGCTGTAACTAGAGGTATGATAGACATAATGGGTAAGTCAGCTAATGGGCAAGTTGGATCCCGTAAAGATGCTTTAGACTTACCTAATCAACGTAAGTTTGATAAGGGTTTGGATTACCAATTCAATCCTGATATTAACCCCCGTGATGCATTCTTTCTGCATACCTTTGCAGAGATACCAAGATCAGCCGAGTTTATGCTGAATCAGCAAAATGCGGAAGCTGAGTCTTTAACAGGTGTTAAGGCGTTCACTAGTGGTATCAGTGGAACTGCCCTTGGAGATACTGCAACAGGTATACGTAGTGCATTAGATGCTACGTCCAAACGTGAGTTAGGGATACTTAGAAGATTAGCCGAAGGTCTTAAGGAAGCAGGACGTAAAGTTATAGCAATGAATGGCGAGTTCTTATCTAAGGTAGAGGTTATACGTGTAACAAACTCTGAGTTTGTTGAGGTACACAGAGATGATCTCGCAGGTAATATAGACCTATTCTTAAGTATCAGTACCCCAGAAGCTGACAATGACAAAGCAGAACAACTAGCGTTTATGGTTCAAACAGCAGGTACGAATGCTGACCCAGCAGAAATAAGAATGGTTAGAGCTGAGATAGCTAAATTACGTAAGATGCCTGATTTAGCGGAGCAGATACTCAACTTCCAGCCACAGCCTGACCCACTTGAAGTAGAGAGACAGCAATTAGAGATCGAATTACTTAAGGCTCAAATCGCTAATGAGTATGCTAAAGCTCATGAGAATAACGCTAATGGCGACCTAGATGAAGCCAAGGTTCTAACAGAACAAGCTAAGGCAAGAGACTTCCATAGCACTGCTGATCAGAAAGACTTAGACTACGTAGAGCAAGAGAGTGGTGTACACTCCGAGCGTGCTAAGGATGAGAACAGAGCCAAAGCTTTTGACAAGACTCAAGGTGATCTAGCGTTAGCTAGTAATAAGGCTATAGCAGATCAACAACTTCAATTAAGTAAACCGACTACGAGTAACTAATAATGACTACAAATCCTAATCATACTAACCTAACTCTAGGGGGAGCTATTACCCAGCTCTCTGAGAAGACCACTATAGCTAGACCCAACTGGGCTAAAGGAGCTTATATCTACCTAGTACCTGGTTCCGCGTTTGTAGTTAACCGTGCTCCACTAGCTGAGCTACTACCTGCTGGTACAGAGATACAGTACCAACCGCATATAGATTATAACGATGGGCAGAATAACTGCTCACCATGGACTCCTACACAAGGAGACTTACTAGCCTCTGACTACTACGTAGTCAATTAACCCACCTTAAGGACACGAAGGACACCTTAATATGACTAACTTTCCGAATACAAATGAATCCACAGTAATTGAAGTGAATGCTGACGAAGCTACCTCTTCTGTAGAGATGTATGAAGCATTACAACGGCTGTTTGGTAATGCTGACTTTAACCTCGTAATCGAGCAAGGGTACTTCAAAGACCAGCCTGCTGACTTAGCTGCTATGGTCGGTAACCCTAGCTTTGATACACCTGAAGCACGGCAGAATATATTTGATAGTCTGCAAGCCATAGGCAACTTACATCAATACTTTATTGGCTTAAAGTATAAGGCTGAGACTATGCACAAGCTTCTAACACAGGCTGAGGAAGAGCGTGCAGCTAACTTTGCTGAAGATACTGGCTTTCCTGCGGAGGACGTATAATGAGTGATGCTACAGATATATCTCAAGAATCCCCTTACGCAATGAGCGATGAAGAGTTCATGGCTCAACCTATCCCTGACTTTACAGATGAAGAGGTTACTACAGATGAGGCGGACATATCAGAAACAGAGGAAGTTAGCGAAGGTACAGTCGAAACGGAGAGTGAGGATGACTCAGATCAAAACTCCTCTGATGATTCGGCGCAAGAAGATAGCTCAACAGGGGATGAGACAGATGATGAAAGCGTTGAATCTGAGGACGACACGGATGACGATAGTACCTCCAGTGATGCAGAGGACGACACGGAAGATGATACTACCGAGTCTAATAGTGATGATACTGATGATGGTACTAGTGATGAAGTGGATTACGCAGCGGAGCATGCCAAACTACTAGCCCCCTTTAAAGCTAATGGAATCGAGCTTAAAGTAGACTCTACTGATGAAGCTATTAGACTAATGCAGATGGGTGCTAACTACCAAAAGAAGATGACTGCTATAAAACCTAGCTTAAATCTTCTTAAAATGCTTGAATCTCAAGGGCTTTTGGAGGAAGATAAGCTTAACTTCCTTATAGACGTGTCTAAAGGCGATAAGAACGCTATTAGACAGCTTCTTGAGGATACTAAGTTAGACGTTGATGATTTGGATAGCGAAGAACCCAATGACTATACTCCGACTTCATATAGAATTAGTAAAGCTGAACAAGACCTCACTGATGTACTAGAGTCTATACAAGACTCCCCATCGTATGAGCCAACTTTGAAAGCCATTAATACTGATATGGATGAAACTAGTCGAGACCTCTTAGCTAACTCCCCTGAGGCAATACGAACCATACACGATCACATAGAAGCAGGTTACTACTCACAGATAGTTAGTGAAGTTGCTAAGCAAAAACTATTAGGACGTGTACCTAACACAATGAGTGACATAGAGGCTTACAGACAAGTGGGCGATATGATGCATGAGGCAGGTCAATTAGTTACTGCAGAAACTAAACCCAAGCCAAAAGCTAGTACCGTTAACCACCCTAGTAAGAGTAGCAATAGTCGTTCTACTAAAAAGCGTACACAACGACGTAGAGCCGCAAGCTCCGCATCATCAAGAAGTACCTCTGCTAAGTCAGCAGTTGACGGTCTGAACCCTCTGGCTATGTCAGATGAAGAGTTCTTAAAGATCACTTCTAATTATTAACTACTCTTATATTAAAGGTAAAATACTATGCCAGCACAACAACAAGCGTATAAAGACCCTATCGGTGGAGTTGACTCCACTATTGGCGGGGGTCAAATTCGTAAAGATCATTTCATTAAACGTGCTCTGATTGAAGCACAGAAGAAAACTTACTTTGGGCAAATGGCTAATGTTACAGCTATGCCTAAGCATGCGGGTAAGAAGATCGTACGTTACCACTACATTCCTTTACTTGATGACGCAAACATCAATGATCAAGGTATTGATGCAGCAGGTGTAAGTACTACTGTTGAAGTAACCATCACTGTAGATGTACCTGAAACTAACACTAACCTTTACACTACTTTCTATGCAGTTGGTGAAGGTGCAACTCAAGCTGCTGCTTTAGCTGCTGCTGAGTTACGCGCTAACAGTATCTTCAAGAACTTAGGTGTATTTAATACAGACTATGCAACTACTAAAGCTGCGCTATTAGCTCTTACACCTGCTTGGACTATTGACGATACATCTGTGGCAGTACCTGCTACTGGTAATCTATATGGCTCCAGTAAAGATGTCGGTACTATTGCAGGTAAGCTACCTGCTCTTACTGAGTTTGGTGGTCGTGTTAACCGTGTCGGCTTCAAGCGTGTACAACTAGAAGGTACATTTGAGAAGTTTGGTTTCTTCGATGAGTATACAAAAGAGTCTTTGGACTTTGATACAGATGCTGAGCTTGAAATGCACATCACTCGTGAGATGATGAATGGTGCTGCTGAGATGACTGAAGATGCTTTGCAGATTGACCTTCTTAATGCTGCTGGTGTTATGCGTTATGGCGGAGCTGCTACTACTACTGGTGAGATCAACGGTGAAGCAGGTACTGAATCTAAAGTTACCTATACTGACTTAATGCGTTTATCTATCGACTTAGACAACAACCGTTGTCCTAAGCAGACTAAGATCATTACAGGTACTCGTTATATTGATACTCGCGTAATCGATGGAGCCCGTATCTTGTTCATTGGTTCTGAGTTGATCCCACAGGTTAAAGCTATGGTTGATCTGTTTGGTAACCAAGCGTTTATACCAATACAACAGTATGCTGCTGCTGGAACTACAGTACGTGGTGAGATCGGTACAATCGATCAATTCCGCATTGTGGTTGTCCCTGAAATGATGCATTGGGAAGGTGCAGGTGCTACTGCTTCTAATAACAATGCAGGGTATCGTGAAACAGGTGGTAAGTACGATGTATTCCCTATGCTTGTTATAGGTGATGCGTCATTCACTACCATCGGCTTCCAGACAGATGGCAAGACTGTTAAGTTCAAGATTAAGCACAGTAAGCCTGAGTCACCTGAATCATATGCTCGTGACCCTTACGGTGAAACGGGTTTCAATTCCATCAAGTGGTACTATGGTTTTATGGTGCTCAGACCCGAGAGAATCGGACTTATCAAAACTGTTGCTCCAGTATAGTTTTGTATTGACCAGAAGTATTAAGTACACCTTACCTAATCTCGGTCAGGAAACCCCCTAGCATATAACAGTGCTAACTAAAGTCCCCTCTTGTAGGGGACTTTCTTATGTGTATATAATAAGTGCCTTAAG